ATAATCAAAACTTACTTGATCACGTCTACAAATATTTATGCAACGACACCAATCATCGTTAAAATTTTTAATTTTTTTATGATTTCGTAGTAATATATTGGTTTCTGTTAATCCTATATTATCTTTAAAATTATTTTCTTTCATCTCAATTATTATTTTATTTACATTATCAAGTTTTTCTAATCTTGATTCTACAACCTTTTTAGCTTCATTTAAAACTAAAATTCTTTCTGGATGTTTAAAACAAATAACATCATGTTCAACTAATAAATTTAAATAATTATTTAACAAATTATAATTTTTTATAAAGATATTCCCGTCAATATAAACTGACTTTTCATAATTATATGGTAAAAATTGAGTAGGATTAGTTTTTATTGTTCTTTGAATTAATTTTGCTTCTTTATTTTTTGTGTCTACATAAAAAGGCAGTAATCCTTTATTTATACAATTATAAATACAATCAAAATTATCTGTAAAATAAAGAGTATCAATATTTGATTTTTTTAAATAAATGTTTGAGCCTTCATATGATCCTGTATTTATAGTATAAATACAGGTATTATTTTCTTTAAAATCTTTTCTCCATCTTGCAATTTTATAATGGTAAATAAATGTTTGAGGAACAATTATTGGTTCCCCTTTTATATCTTTAAATCTATTGAACCATTCCGTTTCATTACCCCCAAATGGTTTTTCAGGATTAAAATAAAAATTATTATCAAATTTATTTTCAATTAAAACTTTTTTCGAAAACACCATAAAAAATCCATTCAAATTACATAGATTATCATTATATAAAGCAACTTTATTTTTATTATCAGTTGGTTTAACACCATATTGACACATATTTACAGGACAATTTTTCGGACCAGGGTTATTACTAATTGGACCAAAATATTGCATTTTATCTTTATTTTCATAACAATACCATAAAATATTGTTAACACAATTATCAAATAAAATATCATCATTCGATATAACAATTATATCGCAACTATTTTTTATACATAAATCAATACCCTTATTCCAAGTTCCAGTTAATCCACCTGTTTTATTTTGATCTTTATTATAAATAATTTGAATATTTTTATTATTTTTATATTTTTCAATTAAATTTAATGTAATTTCATCATCGGATTCATTAATAAAAAGAACAATAAAATAATTATTAGGAAGTTCGCGTTCAAATGAAGATAAACATTGCCTTGCAAATATACCATAATATCCATGAGTTGTTATTATAACTCCAGTTTTAACATTATTTTCAATTAATTTTTTTTTATTTTTTTCTGATATATCATTAACTAAATTTTTATATTTTAATATTTTTTTTTGTTGATTTTTTCGTTGCTTTTGTATTCTTTTTTTTTGTATTTTTTTTTGTTGTAAAATAAGTTGTTGTCTTTGTCTAAGTAAATACTTACGTCTTTCATTTATCTGTGTATTATTATTTCCTGTTAATATAACACTTTGTTTTTTTAGTTGATTAAACATATATTTTTAATATAATTATATATTTTAATATATATTTTATGTAAATTTTATTAATTATGAAATATATAGTTGTTATATATTCTTTTATCGAATAATTTTTATTAACACTTACTCGTTTTTATTATGATTTAACTTAATAGATTCAATTAATTTTGGATTTTCACTAATTATCGGATTTGTATCATTTATTTTGATTTCATTATCTTTTATATAACTTAATAATTTTTGAAAACTATTATCTAACATATTATAATTATAAAATTCTGACTCATTATTAATATTAATAATGTATTTACCTACATTTTTTGGTATTCGCGTTTTAAATGAACCAATATTATTGTATAGTATTGGTAATCCACATAGTAAACCTTTCGATAATTCATAACACCAAGTTTCGCCCCATTTATTAAGATATAGTAATCCATGTATATTATATTTTTTAATTAAATTTATAAAACTATTATAATTATCTTGATACTTCTCAACGTTTAAACCTACTATAAAGAAATTTATTTTTGAACTAAATCTATCGAGTAAATAATGGACTTGTTCTCCACCCTTAGATTCAGATATACTAATTAAAACACCAATATTTATTTTATCTATTTTATTTATTTTAAAAGTTGGTATAATATTATAATTATCATAATCAATCCAATCTATTTGTTTTACTTTATTATTATCATAATAATTTATAAAAATATCATAAACAAATTTTGAGGGACATAATATTTTATAACATATATCAAATAAATTTTTACTTTCTTCTGATAATTTCATATCTGGATCTAAATATATATTGTGATATTTCAAATTATAATTTCGACTAACATTAAACCAAAACCAATCATGAATTGGTAATATTATTTTAAATTTATATTTTTTATATAATTCAATAATTTTATTAATTGTGAAATCAGTCCTAATAAATGAATTAATTAATACAACTATATTTTCTACATCATTATGATTTTGTAATATATTATTAAAAATATCATACTTATATATCCTTATCAATGGAATATATTTTTCTATATCTTTCTGCCATTTATAAGAACCACCAGATAAATTATTATTAATTATAAAATATTTTTTATTTTTAGATATTTGTATTATTTTTTTTTCATTTTGTAAATGATTATCATGAGCTATTTTTCTTTTCAACTTTTTTTCATTTAATAATTCTTGTTGTAATATTATCTTTTGTCGCTGTCGTAATAAATATTCACGTCTTTTTTGATATTGATTTGTTGGTGCAGTTAATAATGTTCTTTTCTTTAATTTATTAAACATTGATTATTTTAATATACTAACTTATTTTAATATAATAACTTATTTTTATTTTAAAAATTTAATTTATTAATAAATTCTATTATCAGATAATTCAAAACCATTTGCCCGTATTCTATTAAAGTAAAAATTAATTCCAATTATTTCTATTTCAGGATGTCTTAATAATAATATATCTCTTATTAAAGTTTCCGAGTGAACTTTTTTACGTAAACTATACAAATATACATAAGTAAATATATTAGAATATACTTCAGCAATACTTTTTTTACAAATACACATTCTATCATTGAATCCAAAATGAAATAAATGAAAATTAGGAATAAATATTTGATTTTCATTTATAATATTTAACCACTTAATATTAAATTTATTTAAAAATTTTACATCAGGTCTTACAAAAATATAATGTGTTATTTTATCATATTCTTTACTATTAACTATTAGTTTCCATAATTTTTTTCTCGAATACATCGCTAAAATAAAATTATCCAATGTATTAAAATTTGAATGCCAAGCATCTCCGTGTGTTCTATACTTTTTAACATCAAGTTCTAATTTAATTTTATCTTGATCCTCAACTTCAATGTAATCACTCTGTAAAATTTTATATTCATTATTGTCTAGTTTACAATCATATTCATTTGCTCTTGGATTATTATATTTAGAATTACTTGTATAAGTATGAAAGTATATTTTATATTCTATATTATTTTCTTTTAAAATATTTAATATATTATTTTCAATGGAATTTATCGTATATTTTAAAGATCTTGCTATACCCCAAAAACATAATGCAACAAACATATATATTTACTATAATAGTTTTTAATTTATTATTTGTCTCATTTTTTTTTTCCAATCAATCAATCTACAATTTTTCATATACCACTCTCTCCCTTTTTTACTTATTTTTTCTTTATTTTTCCAACCATACTCAATCTTTGATATTACATAATCAATATCATTTATTTTATCCCACTCTAATTTAACAAAGCAATCATCAGGTACATCTTTGTAAAAAACACCTACATCGGTTGATATTACTAATAAACCACATAAAAGAGCATCTAATGCAGAATATGAAAATCCTTCACACAATGATAAGTTTAAAAATATATCATTTTCTAAATAAATATTTTGTTTTCTTTTGTTAAAATCATCAATTCCTCTATCATCAATATGAACACTTAATTTATTAAAATTATAAGCTTTGCATATTTTTTTAAGTTTATTAACTATAATTTCTCCTTTATTTACACCTTTCCAATTTCCTAGTATACAAGCCTTGTTATTAAAGTTTGTTTTAAATAGTGATTCATCTAATTCACTTGTATGTAATATTTTTTGTATATTAAATTTTGTATATACTGATCCATAAATTCTTTTAAATTCATCCGTACAAAATTCAGCAATACTAATAATTTTTGTGGTTTTAGGATCTCTATAATAAAGCATCTTTTTTTGCCCTTCACAACATAAATTTTTCCAATATTCATTCCATCCTGGTTCACGTTCTGCATGAGTTTCTGCTACTCCATGATGAACTAAATACGTATTTACATAATTAGGCACATCACATGCTAAATGATTATCTGTAATTACAATAAGTCTATCTTTATATTTTTCACAAAAATTTACAAAATTGGGATCTTTTTGCATTATAAATATTCTATTCGGGAATGCTAATTTAATGTGATAATCATATCTAGCTACTCCTCCAATAGCTCCTTGATCGTAACTTCCACAACAATAATGCGCTATTATCATTTTTTCATTTCTATAATTATTCTTATAAAATTTATATAAACTTAGACATTTTTCACGTCTAGCATTCTCTTCTTCTGGAGTAATATTACGAATTAATTTATCAACTTTATCAATATCTTTTTCAGGTAATCTTATAATTGCAGATTCCCATAATTTATTTTCAGGCAATTCCAATGTATCAGCAAGTAGTACTGGTATAGAACCTGCACCAAGAGATTCCCAAAATCTTATAGAATTAGGTCCAGAACCTGAGGGACACAATGTAAATCTAGATTTCAATAATAATTCATTATATTTATATGTTTTCTCTTTATGGTTCATGTCCTCATTTAATTCACCATTAGAATTTTGCTTATTATTGTAAACAACACAATTAAAATGCCAATCTCCAGTATTAACAATATGTACGTCATTTTTTTTACGAGACTTTAATTTATATATTCTAGCACGTATATCTGTTAAATAATTTCCAGGTTGATATCCACCTGCAAAAGAATATGCAATACTACGTTTACATTTTAAAAGATTAGATTCTTTTATTAACTTATTTCTTGAAGGATCTTCTATGTTTACTGCATATAAAGGACAAGGCAAAATTTTAATCCCATTAATTTCATTTTCTCCAATTACTTTATGAGGAGAATATACTGTTTTTACACCTAATATTTTCCAAAAATTAATTAATTTTCGAAATGAAATATGCTGACAACATGTATAACATTCTGGTTTACCCTCATTTATTTTAGTTTGAATAATAAATTTATAAATTTCATTTAAATCAATTCGTTTATCAATAATTGTAGCCCATGGTAATCCAAAATAATTAGGATCTTGTTTATTTTGTTCGTAAAAAGCTTTTTCTGTTATAACAGGATACTGCCAAAATAATTTTATACTTTTATCATTTTTATTCATATTCGTTTTAATATTATTGTTATTTTTTTTTTCAAGATTATTAACATATGTTCTTATCTTTTCTGTATCTTCTTTAACTAATCTCATACATAACATTGTTGTTTCGCGCCACTGATCTCCCTCGCCAACAGGTGTATACCTCGGATCACCTCCCATATTTTGAATTCTATATTTTTTGTCACAATATAATAATTTTATATTCAAATATAAATTAGTAATCCAATCATCACAAAACCAGTTTTTTATTTCTGGATTAAAGTAATATCCAAAAATATCATAATGTACTCTTGATACAAAACTCTGAGTTAATATAAATTTTTGTTTTGAACCAGTTTCTTTTTCATATAAAAATCTACCATAGTCAAAAGGTCCAGAAATACCAAAATTATCTGTTTTTTTTAGTGATGAGATAAAATATTCTTCCCATCCTTTATCCATAATACAAACATCATCTCCAGCTTGATAAAAATATTCACAAGCATCATTATAAGCATATGTAAAAGCGCGATTCCACATTGCAGTTACATGCCCTTTTTCAATATTATCACTCCAAATAAATTCAATATCTAAAAATTTAATCAACGAAATAAAATTTTTTATTTTACTCATTTCATTTATGTTTGAATAAATAGGATCATCTCTATCAATAACCATATAAATTTTAAAATTATATTTACCGGTATTATTGTAAGATTTTACAAAATATTTTAAAAAAATTTTATAGAAAGGTATATCTTTATAACTTTTACATGAAATACCTCTGTTAGTGCTCGGCATTATTATACCTATTTTAGTCATATAGTATTATAAAAATTAATATATTTAAATTATTATACTATAACAAAATTTACTCATTTAAAAGTTTCCAGTTTTCATCCATAAACATTTTAACAATATCACTGTTGTATTTCATATGATATTTGCTATATAATCCATACCACAATGGTAAGAAATTACCAGCAATTATACCTGATTTTCCAATGGTGTTGATATAATCCAAAATAAGAAAATCATAAACAGTATCTCCAATAAAAACTACATCAAATGAATCTATTGAAATATTCTCTCTAAAATCTTTTATATAATTATTTACGGTATCTACCATATCTTCATTATCGGTTTTTGTTTGAGGAATATCAAAATATTCATATACACAATCTTTAAAGATTGGTCGTCTATAAAAATTGTTATTATTTGTAGTAAGCATATCAATCTGTTTTTTTATCAACTTATAGTGTTTTGAAATTATCAATATTTTTTTTTTCGTTAAAATATCAAACCAACCTTGATTAAATATATGTGCTCCAATATTTAAAATATTTTCAGAAGTTGGTATATTTTTACATTTACGTATAAAATCCAATACAAATCGATGTATCACAGGACCAACTTTAATATTATGGGGATTATCTTTATTAATTACATTAATATAATCCGAATGTCCTACTTGTGTATGAATACATATCTGACATTTATTACAGATCTCAAAAAATTTAGCAACATACAAAGAAATTTTTTTCAATGAATCCAATTTTAATCCAAAATTTTTATAAAAAAGAATACTCCCTTGCATTTCAGAAATAATTGTGCTGATACTAAATTTATCATTTTTATCATAATTTTTTTGAAGTTTGTCACTACAATAAGCCAAATTACAATTATGCATGTTTGTTTTCATTACTGTAAAATTTAAATTATTATCATCTGAATATTTAATAAGAGAGCACATGTTAAGCATATCTTTATTATCAATAAAATTATTTTCATCATTTGAATACTGCATATAACTTGTTTTTGACTTTCCACTCCACATATTTAAAGGGTATAATGATAAATCATTTGCTGGATTTAAATGAGGTATTACAAACATTATTGGTCTTTCTAAAGCTGGCTTGTTTAAATAGTCACGAATATTTGAACTGTGATAATGATATGTTTTTATAAAAAATGGCTCATTAATAATTTTAAAATTTAAAATACTAAAAAGGTAATTAATTTTAAGATCACAATTTCTAATTCCATATTTTATTTTAAAAAGTTTTCTGAATTTCTGAGGTATATTACAGTTTGAATGAAATATCCAACTATCTTGACTATCACAACGAGGTCCAAAAAGTTTACATTTAGATAATTGTGTATTATTATATTCAAATCGTAATTGTGAATATACAACCTTTTCTTCATGAATATTTGTAAATTTTAAATTACGAAGTGTGTTATCAAAAAAAATATCAGCATTACATGTTACTATATAACCTTTTATTTTTAATTTTTCAACATATTCAAAAATATCTGAAAAATTCAACCTATTACCTATTACTATTTGTTGAATTTTGGGGTTTGATACACCAATTTCTTCTTCAGAGTACATCCTCTCATTTAATAATATAATTCGATCTATATTATTATTATTTACATTTTTCCATAAAGATTCTCTTATCTCATGAAATCTTTTCATATTCTTATGTTTAAAAAACTGATATATTAATGTAATTGGTTCATCATTTAATGTTTTTCTAACAGATTTTTCTGAACGATAAATCTTAAGCATTTTTATTTTAGTAACTATAATTGTTTTTAAACTTTTATAAATTAAAACATTAGAATCTTTCCAAATCCTTGTGTCCCTCTTTTTTTTATATTTTTAGAATTTTTACCATAGTTATTTAATTTTATTGATGTCCTTGCATCTTTTTTTTGTATATTTTGTAAATAAGGAGAATTGTATGAATCACCCGTTTCAAATGAATAAATATTCAATTCAATAAAAATATTATCAATTACATTAACATTATATTTTACATTGTTTAATGTTTTAATACCTTCAATCATTTCATTCATTCTGTATCGTGCACGAAATTCTAATTTATCATTTATATTACGATCCCAACCGTGCCATAAACCAATAATATTTTGATTATTATCATTATAATCTACAAATTGGTTATATTTAAACGCCTTGCCTAATTTTTGTAAACGCCATTTTAATAAATTATCCTCGAGACCCCACGACCAATAATTAGGAAATCCATTAGCTTCTTCAAAATCTATACCTTTTATTGCAAAAATACCACCTAAAGCTCTCTTAAAACCATAAAAATGATTTATAATTCCAGGCATAGTATCATATGAAAACTGATTTTTATACCAAGGCATTATATCAATATCATGAAAAACAATCGTAATATCTTTATAATGTTCTGGATAAGAATTTTTAACAAATAGAAATCCTGTATTTTTTACTGCTCCGCGATTAAATGGTCTTGTATCTTTTTGATGTGAAAATACAATTTTACAATTAAGGTCTTCAACTATTTTTTCCATAATAGATGTAAATGCAAAACGTTGAGGTGCTCTATCCCTATATGGAACAATAAATATTATATCTGGGATATTATTGCTTATATCATTCATATTTTATTTAATTTAAACTACTAAAAAAAAGTTTAAAATAAAACATAATTTTTTTGGTAATACCTTTTCTTAAAAGGTATTATTGGTACTTCTTAAGAATACAAGTTGGAATTAATGCGGCATCATTTGTGTGAATTTTACTAAGTTTTTTATAACATTTATTAATTGTTACTTCACTAATCTCACTTATGTTATTCACAGCTTTTTTACTAATATTTAATTTACATGATTGAGCTACAAAATAAATAATACCTGCAGCAACAGAGTGGGGAGTATTTTCAGGAATTTTATTTGCCTTATGAATACGGTTCGCAACAAATAAACATACTGTAGTTAATTCTTTATTAATACCTAATTTACTACAATACCTCTCAATAAATGATGTTGGTGTTGTTTTGTAGAAATGTGTCTTATCATTATTTACCATATTTTTCTCTATCTCATTTACCAAATGTAATGCATTTTTACACCCTTTAGTTGCAGATGTATTATCTAAATTAAATATTGTAGCAATTTCTTTTGCAGTTCTAGGATAATTATGAATTCTACTAGCAATATAGATTGATGCTGCAATAATACCATCTCTATTACATCCTCTAAATGTTTTCATTTCTGATATTTTTTTATGATATCTTAATGCTTCATCAATTATAATCTTAGGAATACCCGCTTGTTTAGATAATGTTGTAATTTTCTGAAATTCATCATATTGTGATTTTTCCTTATAAGGCATTGACTGCCATTCAGTGTATCTTCTAATTTTTCTCATTTCATAACTGGAATTACCTCTACATATTACCTTGCATCCATAAGATGATTCTTTGAGTAATGGATTAATAGGCATACCACACCTAGTTGGATCTGAGCTTTGATTATCGTCTGCCCCATAGTACCTCCATTCAGCACTTTCATCTAAGTTATCTTTATAAATAATAGCACACTTAGGATTAGTACAGGTAAGAAACCGTTCTTCATAAGCCACTGCATATCCACACTGTTCGCAATGAGTTCTATTTCCTATTTTTTGTTTACTATATAATAATTCCATTGATTCTTCTTTTTGATCTCCAATCATATTATCAAACTTATCCCATAAAGCTTTTTTATTTTTATTACGCTTTTGCCTCTTAGTTTGATTTACAGATTTTATTATTGATAATTTCATTGTTTAACTTAATAATATCTATTATAAGTTCTTTTTAATTCAATTTTATTATATATATTTATCATATATGGGTGCAGCTCAATCCAAAGCAAAAAAAGAATATGGTTCAGATATAGAAGGTGTTGATTTAATAGATTTAATTGCAACAAAATATATATTAACACAAAATTTTCAAGATCTTAAAAATTTAACTAAAAAAGAATATTGTGATAAACTTGTGATTTTAACAAGTGAAATAATCAAAAAATATATGAATCAGCGAGATATTAAATATTTAGCACAGCGTATTGAAAGAGGTAATTATGTTAATGAGATAGTAGATAAAAAATTAATGTTTCTTAATACAAACAAAGTTAAATCTGATGAAATGAAAGGTGGTAACAATTTACTTGAATTATTAGTTGGTAAAGATAATGTTGATAAATTAACCACTCGAGAAAAACCTATAAAAAATAATTCAAAAACCGTACTTAATGATCTAGATGTTGAAAATAAAACAGAAAAACAAAGAATGTGTAATGGTATTGCTAAATTTTATATATCCATCGCTCATTTATATGCCGCAATTGTTAAAACATTAAATCCTGTTTATGTATATGAAGATCGTCAAGGTAACACACACGCAATGTCTATACAAAATAGAAATAAAATCCCAAGAGGCGTAACACCTAAATTAACACAAATAAATTTGTGTTCCAGACGTATATCTGCTTTAACACCAAAAGAAGTTGATGGAGGCATTAAAATAAATTTAAAAAATGTTTGTAAAATGAATACACAAAAACAAACTATAACAATAGACAATGAATGGCGACCATCACAATGGTCTCAAGAAGAACGTATAAATATAAAAAAATTAGGTCAGGAACCTGGAATTCCAGAATTACAACAGTTATATTGGAATAAATACGATTATATAAAAGGTAAGTTCTTAGATGGTCTTGTAATTGCTAATTCACAAGCTCAAAAAGATTATAACAAAGATTTAAAAGAATTTTACACTACATTTACAGGCAAAAATGATTATGAATCATGGAATAATGATGGTTCTAAAAGATTTACAGATATACCTTTAATTGCATTTCACACTTCCGAATTTTGTGATGATGATGGTTCATGGAAAAAAGACTATGTTGGTAACGGAGGATTATTTACAGATTATGCGAATCAAATTAAAAAAATGTTAAATACTACTAAGAAAAGCGAAAAAGAACTAATGAATATTTTAAGAAATGTATTCAAAATATATCCAGGTACTAGAGAAAGTGGCGAATTTATTTCAATAAATCCAGAATTAAATGAAGAAACATTATCAAAAATAATAGATAATGCTAGAAATAAAATTGTAAAATTGTATCTTACATGTGAAAAAGAATTTAAAGATACTTTAGACATATTTGAAGGTATAAGAAGCGAGCGAATTATAAAAAATGCAATTGAAAAAAAGAATTTAGCAAATGAGTTACAAGATACATTAATATCTCAACCACCAAATCCATCTACTACAAAAAAAATAAGAAGTGCGTTATTAGATTTATTAGATTAAAATTTTTTTTCTAAATTATTTATATAATGGTCCAGACAAGAAAAATTCGTGGAGGTCGTGTTCGCACTCGTGCCAGTATTAAACGTGCTATGAAAAGCTACCGTCGTCGTCGCAGTGTTAGCAAGTGCCGTGGCAAGAAGAAAATGACTTGCAAAAAAATGCGTATGTGCAAAATGGCTAAGGGAAAGAAACGTTCTTTTTGCCGCACCGCTAAATCTCATCGCCGTCGTAGTGGTCACCGTGTTGTCCACCGTCGCCGTCGTTAAATAACCGTGTAATTCTTAAAATATTATTTTATAATTCAAAAAATAATATTTATTTATCTATTTTCACATTCTCTCCAACTTTTCTTTTAATATTGTTAAGATTTTTATCATCATTGGGTTGGGTAATACTTCTAACAAGTGTAAAATATTCTTCCATTTTCGCATCTGTTTCCGTATAATCTGGGTTCGCTTCTACCCAGTCTTGAATGGATTTTAACTGCTTAACACTAACCTGCTGAATAGAATTGTCAATCTTTTCGTTATTTTTATCTTTACTCCATTCATTCTCGTTTTTAACATAAAACTGTAGTCTTTTCTGATCCGAACAGTGTATTGGCCTTTCGGTAATATCCATGTCATTTAAGTTTTTAATAAAAATATTGGAGATTCCTTTGGTATATCCATTTTCTTTCGTGAATTGAAGATCCTCGAGAGTTAATTTTATCTTTTCGACAAAATCTTCAATATTCATTGCATTCTTACACTTTTCATTCAAAAACATATTGATATTGAAACTATTGTTATTACTATTAATCATTGTATTGCCTAGTTTAAGATTTTTAATTTCTTCTCGTAGTATTTTATTTTCCTCTAAAATAGAATCGTTTTTTTGATGTATAGCTTTATTTTCTTGTAAAATATTTTTTAATAAAATCTCTACATTATTGGTTGGAATGATTTCGTCAGTATAGTATTTTTTAGCACCTTCATCTTGTAGGTACACGCATTTTGATTTATGTTTTGAAAGACTAGATGCATGTTTGTAAGATTTTCCACATTCACAATGAAAATTGGCGTGGCTAACTTTGGCTAATTTTTTGGCTAATTTGACTAACATACCATCATCGATTTTACATATTTTTTTATGTCTGTAAAGACCCGATTTATGCTTATATTTTTTATTACAAATATTACATTTATAAATTTTATTTTTTTCGGATTTTATACCATTTACCCCTAATATACCCTTTTTATGTTTTGTAGTGTTTAAATGACGATTAAAATCTTTTTTATTATTACATCGGAAGGAGCATGGATCGCAAAAAAATTTATAATATAGGTTTTTTGGGGTTTTTTGTTGTATCATTTTTATTTGTTATAATGATATATAAAAAAACCCCTAAATTATTTTTATTTTCAAAATCAAAAAATCTCTTGTAGGACACTTTTTTAAAGTATTTCAAAAAATTATTCTACAATATTGTAGATATAATGTAATTTGTGTAACTTTTTTTAAAAAACTTTTCTAGAAATAATTAAAAACGGACATTTTTAAAATGTCCAAAAAAATTAATTTTGAGAATCTTTTTTAAAATTTTTTACATTATTTTACATTCTCAGATTTTTCCAATTTCACATTCTCTCCAACTTTTCTTTTAATATTTTTAAGATTTCTATCATCATTAGGTTGAGTAATATTTTTAACAAGAGTAAAGTATTCGTGTGTTTTTGCATCAGATTCTAAGTAATCAGGATTCGCTTCAACCCATTCTTGAATTGACTTTAATTGTTTTCTACTTACCTTCTCAATTGTGTTATCTAGCTTCTCATTATTTTCATCTTTACTCCACTCATTGTCGTTTTTTATGTAGAATTGTAATCTTTTCTGGTCCGAACAATGTATCGGTCTTTCAGTGATATCCATATCGTTTAAGTTTTTAATAAAAATATTGGAAATTCCTTTTGCATATCCATTTTCACTAGTGTATTGTAAATCTTCTAGTGTTAATTTTATCTTTTCCACAAAATCCTCTAAATTCATTGCATTCTTACATTTTTCATTTAAAAACATATTAATATTGAATTGATTGTTATTTGTTTGATTATTATTATATGTATTTCCAAATTCCATTGTAGATATTTTTTCACGTAATATTTTATTTTCTTCTAAAATATCATTATTTTTTTCCAGTAAAGCTTTTAACAAAACCTCTACATTATTGGTAGGGATAATTTCGTCAGTATAGTCTTTTTGCGTGCTTACATTTTGTAGGTATATACATTTTGATTTATGTTTTGAAAGGCTTGAAGCATGTTTGTAAGATTTTCCGCATTCACATTGAAATTCGGAGTGGCTAATTTTGGCTAATTTTTTGGCTAATTTGGCTAACTGACTGGGGTCATTTTTACAGTTTTTTTTATGTCTAAAAAGAGACTGTCTATGGTTAAATTTATGTTTACAATTTCTACATTCAAAATTACACGGAACTTTTTTTGTAAGCCCAGATGCAGCTTTTGTAAGCTTCAAATGTTTTGCTGTTAAAATATGTCTATTCCATTGTGATTTTCGTGACGTACTATAGTCACAAGATTCACAACTATAAATTATTGGAACTTTTTTGGAACTTTTTTTCATATATAGAATGCTTACACAAAAAGTTCCTAAATTATTTTAAAATAAAATTATAAAAAAAATCTTGTAGGACTGAAAAAAAAGCACTAGTAAAATAATTACCTAGATGTTTCTAGATAAAATGTATTTTGTGTAACTTTTTTTAAAAAACTTTTCTAGAAATAAAAAAAAATGGACATTTTTAAAATGTCCAAAAAAATTAATTTTGAGAATCTTTTTTAAAATTTTTTACATTATTTTACACATATTGTATTTTTGTAAAAATAGTATAAAAATAAGACTATTAAAATAGTATATAATGCAACATACACCTAGTACTATTGTAGAATATATTTGGGTTGGAGGTAATGGAGAATTACGATCAAAGACTCGTGTATTATATGATATTATGACTACTGATATTAATGAAATCCCCGATTGGAATTTTGATGGAGGATCTACCTCACAATCTACATGTATGGATTCTGAGCTTTTAATAAAACCTAGGAAAGTTTTTATTAATCCATTTAAACGTAATTCTTCTATTGAAAAGATAAAACGATCAATATTTTTACTTGTGATCTGTGATGTATACAACTCAGATGGTACTCCTCATAAAACAAATACTAGAGATTATGCTAATAAAATTTTTGAAATGAAAAAAGAAGAGGAACCTTGGTATGGTATAGAACAGGAATATTTTTTACTTACAGATTTAGATATTAAACTATTAAAAGAAGAAACAAAACAAGGTATGTATTACTGTTCTAGTGGATATGGAAAGGCATTTCATCGTGAAATTGCTGAAGAACATTTACAGGCATGTTTAATTGCTGGTGTTAAAATAAGTGGAATAAATGCAGAAGTTGCCCCATGTCAGTGGGAATATCAAATAGGTCCACTTGAAGGTATTAAAGCAGGAGATCATTTATTAATTTCACGATGGTTACTAGAAAGAATATCTGAAAAGTATGAAGTATCAGTGTGTTGGGATCCAAAACCTTTTAAAAATATTAATGGAAGTGGATGTCATACAAATTTCAGTACAAAAAAAATGAGAGATGATGGTGGAATTGATGAAATTATTAAAGGTATTGAAAAACTTAGAGATAGTCATGTTGAACATATGTGTTTATATGGTAAAGGTAATAGATTACGTATGACGGGGACACATGAATCATCTAATTATAATATTTTTAGTTTTGATATAAAAAAACCTGTTGATCGTGGAGCATCAGTTCGTATCGGACATGAAACAATTAATAATAAATGTGGTTATTTTGAAGATAGACGTCCCGCATCAAATATGGATCCTTACTTAGTAACAAGTCAGGTTTTCAAAACAATTTGTTTGTAATATTTGATTTATATAATTTTTATTTTAATTATATAAATTAATTAATATTAGTATAATATACTAATTTATTACCATCAAAATATATAGGAAATGAAGTTGATGGTAATGTTGCAGTTGTTGTATCTACATCTATTATAATTTTTGCACCACTAATATCTAGTTCATTTGAAACTTCTATTTTGTTTGCACTAACATCATCAAAGAGTGCATGTCCTGCAACCTCTAGATTATTGCTAATATCTACTCTATCAAGAACATCTAGGTAGTTTGCACTAACATCATCAAAGAGTGCATGGCCTGCAACCTCTAGATTATTGCTAATATCTAGGTTGGCCGCACTAACATCATATAATCTAGCTTTATTACTATATTGATTTGCATATATATTACCTGTAAGTCTTAATTCATCTAAAGTACAAGGAGCGCCTACAACATGTATAGCCGTTTCTCCATTATATGGATTGTTTCGGTCATTAATTTGAAGTGTACGACATTGAATTGATTGATTACTAGTAATATTATTTTTAAAAAGACAATTTACATCACGTTCCATAGTAAAGCTTGAACTACCTCCCATAGTAAATTCTGATGAGCCTTCCATACTAACTCTTCCGTCAACATTTAATGCACCTGAAAGATCAACATTATTAGCACTGATATCTGTAAAATTTGATTTACCTTGAACTGTAAGTGTGTCATTAAG